CATTATTGGAAAAACAAATCATTTATTGTATAAACCATGATTTAGAAATATTTGTGCCACTAAATGGGGTATGTTTTAGTTGCGGCAAATTAATTCCAGACGATGGTACAAAATTAATTACAGGATGTCCATTTTGTCACAAAAGTTTTGTTGATTAATAATTCGGAATGTCCCAATAATTGGTTAAAAGGCTCAAGCACTATTGCTAGCACTTGAGCCAAATTTTACCTAACTATCGTATAGGCCAACGTCGCCAATGCTTGCAAACATGCTCAAATTTACGCAATCTATAGCGAATATAAGCACGCACTGGTACTACTTTTTTACAAGTTAGCATATAGCGCCTCCTTTATAAAAAGATTGGAGACGAATTTACAAAAGCCTATAAATATGCTATACTTGCTTTTACTTATGTTAAGTAGAGCGTTTTTATAGGAGGCAAGGTATCGTCTCAAAACGCTTGCCAAACCCGTAAATACGCGAATATTTACGGGTTTTTTATTTCTTCATTTTCGTTAACATTGTCAATTTCATTGTTTTTTTTCATTGAATAATAGTTAGAACTACCGCGACCGGCACCTTGTTTTGATACAATCAATATTTCGTCTTTTAAAAATTTTCCTAATAAAGCGGAAATATAAGATAAAGTAATTTTTCTTATTTCTTCATCGGTAGAATTATTTAAAACTTCTTTAATATCTGTAGAACAAAATTCTCCTATCATATTTTTACAAGCCTCATATACCACGCTCTTTTTATTTACTTTTCTATGTTTTTTTATTGTTCCGCTTTGAATATTACCATGTAAATTTAATTGTAAATCGATTAAGGCTTTAATATGTGCCAATTCATTATCTATTATTAGCTTTTCCTTTTTACGCCTTTCGTATAAATCTTTTAGAATGTTAATGTCTCTTGTTTCCATAATTGCTCCTCTTAAAAATATTGTAAAAATACAAAATTATGTTATACTTTAATGATACACATAATTTTGTGTATAAAAAAATGGCGGCAGGCGTGGGCTTCGAACCCACGAGCGATAGTTCTATTATCACTGACTATTTAGAAGATAGTTCCATTAAACCACTCTGGCAGCCTGCCATTTTTATAAACGGAGATGAAACCATCATCTCCGTTTTCTTTTATACCCTTTAACAAATAAAACATCAAGTATTTTTTAAAAAATAGATGTTCATTTACAAAATATCATTTTAGCTATTGTCTCATTAAAAATCAAACTAGTTTCGTTTTTTCTTCTATTATATCTAAAACAAAATTCATCTAAATATTTATCAAGATATTTTTTGCTAACCTTGTGAAATTGCCCAACAATGCCTCTCTTCAAGATAGCCCAGAAGCTCTCTATGCTATTGGTGTGAATTTCACCATTAGCATATTCTTTTTGATGATTTATTTGATAATGCTTTAAGATTTTTGAAACTTTATTATAGCCTTTGTATTCATCTGTTATTAAAACAGAACCGTTTTTATTTATGTTCTTTCTTATTAGTTCATTTAAGTATTTGATATTTAATTCATTTTTATTTATTTTGTTTGCCTTTACTCTACCTTTGCGTTCTACCATTCCAATAACTGGCTGTTTATTTGTGCCTCGACCCCTCTTATTCTTTGGCAAATCATCGTCATCATCTTTCTTGCAAATTTTACGTGGTTTGCCACCAACGTAAGTCTCATCCATTTCTACAATTCCATTTAATAAGCCAATATCCTCATTCATTCCGTCTCTAATTCTCATAGCCATTGACCATGCTGTATCTTTGTTTACTTCAATATCTCGTGCTAATTGGCGCGCTGATATTCCTTTTTTTGCATTTAAAATCAATGAGATAGCTAAAAACCATTTTTGAAGGGGTACTCTTGTATCGTGAAAAATTGTATTAACTGTGACACTAAATGACTTTCTACAAGTATTACAATGATGTCTAAATTCATTTTTAAGCGGATAATTGTGTCCACTACCACAATATGGGCAGATGATTTTGTTAGGCCAGCGTAGATTTTCTAGATGTTCAATGCAAGATTGTTGAGTTGGAAATTTTTGAAAAATCTGTATAATATTCATTGCTCTGCTCCTCTGTTATTACATTTATTGATATAATAACATTAGAAGCAGGTATTGTCAACCAATTATTGGGACATTCCGTAATAATTTAAAAAAGAGAACAATTTATGGCAAATGAAGTCGCAATTACAGAAAATAAGCAACCATCAACGCCCCAATTAACAATTAATGATCTTAAAAATCAAGTTGCTTTGATACATGCCGTTATGAAATCGGTTATGCGGGAAAATGAACATTATGGTAAAATTCCCGGCTGCGGAGATAAACCGACATTACTTAAATCTGGTGCAGAAAAATTAGCTTTAACGTTTAGACTTGCACCGCATTACCAAATAATAAAGCATCAGCATGCAAATGACCATCGAGAATATGAAGTTATTACCACCTTAACTAATATCACCAATAATAAAGTTTTAGGCGAAGGAGTAGGATGTTGTTCAACTTTAGAAAATAAATATAGATACCGTTGGGAAAATACCAATAAATCCGTTCCAAAAGAATATTGGGACAGTAAAGACAATGAAATTTTAGGCGGACAATCTTATTCGCCTAGAAAATTAGGCGAGAAAGGATGGTTTATTTTTAAAAAAATTGAACATGATAATCCCACGGATTATTATAATACTGCCTTAAAAATGGCTAAAAAGAGAAGTCTTGTTGATGCGATTCTTACTGCGACGGCAGCGAGTGATATTTTTACACAAGACATAGAAGACTTAGAAAATTTACCGCAAACACAATCTTCCACACAACTCAGCAAGAAAATTAAATTATCTCCGGAGCTAGAAATAAAGCTCGACGAATATAAGGAATGTCTTGCAACAGAAGAAAATGCAGATCAAAGAAAAGCGCTTAAAGAAAGCTATTTAAAGTGGACAATTGATGAGGCTCAAATTAAAAAGGGAGAAGAAAAAAAACAATTGAGATTATTTTATTCTCAAGTCGAAGAAATTTATAAAACTGCTTTAAAGTAAATGAAGAAAAAAATAAACAGCAATCTAAAAGGCAAAGTTGGTGAGCGAGAATGGGCTAGATTTTGTCGAGAACATGGTTTTGCCGTTATAAGAACAGAACAGTATTGCGGCAAATATGATCCAAATGCCGCTGACTGCACAGGGTTGCCATACGTTCATCAGGAGGTGAAGAGGGTAGAAAAATTAAATATAGAAAAAGCAATGCAGCAATCAGTGGAAGAGGCCGGAGAAAAACCATTAATGCCAATTGTGGCACACCGCAAAAATCATGAAAAATGGCTGGTGACAATGTATGCTGGCGATTGGTTTACCCTTTATAAATATTTTCTTAAATATAAAGAGGATTAAGTTTAGAGCATGAAAATAGAGTATATACTTATTTGCAAGAAGGTATTAACTTAAGAGTACCGAATTCTTCGCTGCCGCTATGCAACCTATTGATTTTATTGCATTTTATTTTTGTATACAGCTAATCAAAAATATCGGAAAATCAAAGAGTTACAGAGAATTCGGTACTTTCAAGGTATTAAAAATTTCTGAAAAAAAAGAAGTGGGAAATGGCGATGGCGACTAATGTGGCGTTGGCTAGGGCAATGGCTTTTAATAATGATGGTTGTAGCTTTCGCAGTGGCGTTGGCTATGGCAATGGCGTTGGTGATGGCAGTGGCTTTGGCTATGGCTATGGCGTTGGCGATGGCGTTGGCTTTGGCTATGGCTATGGCTTTTGCGATGGCGATGGCGTTGGCATTGGTGATGGCTGTGGCTATGGCGATGGCGTTGGATATGGCAATGGTTTTGGCGATGGCAAAGGCGATGGCGTTGGTGTAATATCGCCGGATATTTAATTGAAGAAATTTATGACAGAGATTCCGAATATATATACAAATGATGGTTATAGCTTTAGCGATGACGCTGGCGATGGCCTTGGCAATGGCAATGGCTTTGGAAATGGCAATGGCTCCGGCGATGGGGAAGACGGAGATGACCTTGGCGATGGCGATGGCTATGGCAATGGCTATGTCGATGGCTTTGGAAATGGCTTTGGCGATGAGTGTGGCGTTGGCTTTGGCTTTGGCGATGGCGATGGTGATGGCTGTGGTGATGGCGAAGGCAAAGGAGATGGCTGTAGCGGGGCTATAGCTTTGGAGATAGAAATGGATGTGGCAAAGGCGCTGACGGTGCAGAAAAATTAAGTTAAGTAAAGAAGAGGCAAATAATGAGCAATAAAACTGAATTTAAAGACGTGTTAGTTACTGATATTAATTTCAAAGAAAAGGGTATAGTTACTTTCAAAATTGAGGATAAAAGAACTTATGAGGGTAAAACAACAACTTATTCATTCGATATAGCATCAAGAATTGAGGCTTTACCTGCAAGTATTAATACTGGCGACAGAGTATTTATTGAAGCAACTTTATTGAATAGAGAATATGAATATCAAGGGAAAACACGTCATTTTTTGTCAATTTGGGCGCTGAAAGTTTATAAGCTTGATATGCAATTATCAGCGATAGAAAAACCAAAAAATGAACCTGAAATAGATATTCCATTTTAAACAGGAGAAATGAAATGAAAAACAAATTTTTTATTGGCAATTTAGTCTATCCATGTCAAATTGATAAAGGTATTTATCCGGCGTATCCTGAAGAAAAAAAAACTTTACAGCTTAACAGAAGAACACAGAGCGCAATTAAAACCATGGGCTGATTAACAATTAACAAAATTTTAAACAATGGCTAAATTATACGAATTAACATCACAGTTGAAATGTTTGGAAAGATATATTGATGATGCGTCCGAAGAGGAATCCGAACAAATATTGCAAAAATTAAATGAAATTACAATTGATGTAAAAAGTAAGGGATTAAATATAGCAATAATTGCAAAAGAGATGGAGGCAAATATTGACAAATTCAAAAAAGCAGAATGTGAAATAAAAAGACGCCGGATAGCCACGGAAAAAAAATTGGAACGTTTAAAAAATTATTTAAAACAAAACATGGAAGCATGTAATATTACCAAAATCTGCAACGAATACATTGCTATAAAGTTAAGGCACAATCCTGTTCATGTAAAAATATTTGATGAAAGAATCTTGCCTATGAAGTTTTTAAAAGAAAATATAATGTATTCTCCAAATAAAGTTCTTATAAGAGCAGTTATGGAAAAAGGCGAAGAAGTTCCTGGGGCAATTTTAGCAAAAGACACAAGATTGGAGATTAATTAAATGGAAACAAATTTTATCAGAAATAGTTAAAGGAGGTGCTTCTTACATTAATTTTTTTATCTGTTAATTTAATAGCAAAAGAAGCACCTCCTTTAACTATTTCTGATAAAAATACAACCAAACTAAAGAATTTGATTAAATAGGGCGATAATTATGCCGAAAATAAATATTGGTGTAATTATTATTTTTATTAATTTTTAAATTTTAAGAGGTATTTTATGCAAAATCAAACAATATCTATAAATGGCGAAAAAAAAGGCAACGGATGCAACAATGGCTGCAATATTGAGGAGCCACGTAATAATTCTATACAAATCGTAATATTTCAGCGTGGATGGATTATGATAGGTAAATTTTCAAAAAATAATACAGACTGCATGCTTCATAACGCTTATGTGATCCGGCGTTGGGGCACTACTTATGGCTTGGGGCAATTAGCAATTGAGGGAAAACAAGCAGATACCGTACTAGATAAAATCCCAGATGTGCGGTTCAGTTATCCTACAACCATTGCGTTAATCGAGTGCGATGAATCAAAATGGAAGAATTTATATTAAATATCGATGATAAGGGCGGTGGCTTTGGCGATGGCGATGGCTATGGCTTTTGCGATGGCGATGGCTTTGGCGAGGGCAGTGGCTTTGGCGATGGCTATGGCTTTTGTGATGGCGATGGCTTTGGCAAAGGCGATGGCCTTGACAATGGCAATGGCAGGCGATGGCCTTGACAATGGCAATGGCAATGGCTTTGGCTTGGATTAAGACGATGATATGGCAGGATTTATGTTAAATATCGATGATAAGGGCGGTGGCTTTGGCTTTGGCGATGGCGATGGCGATGGCTTTGGCGAGGGCAGTGGCTTTGGCTTTGGCGATGGCTTTGGCGATGGCGATGGCTATAGCTGTGGCGATGGCTTTTATAATGGCGATGGCTATAGCTGTGGCGATGGCTTTTACAATGGCGATGGCTTTGGCAAATGGAATGTGGATGTATTTTACTATTGCAATGGATTTGTAAATGAAGGGATTGGCTGAGGAATGGGAAAAGAAGAAAAAACGGAACAAAGTAAGGCAGAATTTATATTAAATATCGATAATGAGGTCGATGGCTATGGTGATGGCTATGGCTATGGCTTTTGCGATGGCGATGGCTTTGGCGGTGGCTATGGCTTTGGCTTTGGCTTTGGCGAGGGCAGTGGCTTTGGCGATGGCTTTTACAATGGCAATGGCTATGGCAATTTGAATGGAAATGAATTTTACTATTGCACTGTGCTTGTAAATGAAGAGAAAGGCTGAGGAATGGGAGATGAAATTTTTTAAATTTTTTAAAAGAAAGAAGAAAAAACGGATTAAACTAGAAAAACTTAATCAAGAGGAGCTTTTTTTATTGAAAAATATTCTTGACAAAGTAATCAACGAAGTACATGGACCGCTTATTCCTGTAACTACTTCTTTTTTTAGGCCAGAGGTGCCAGAAAGGAAGAGCTCGCTTGTACCGCCTGCGCCAAAAAGAAGTAGTTCTTTAAATTGGAGATTGAAAAATGCATAAGAATATTATTATAAATAATAGAGTGATAAAATTTACTTATTCTGATGAAACAGAAGCCTATCTTCCAATAAGCCAGATTTTTTTTATCGATTCCATTGACTATTTTGAGGAAATTGATTTTATTACTTTAAATTAGAAACAGCGGGAGGATAAGTAATATTTGGCATTTTAAATAAAAATCGGTATAATTATTATATAATAATTTTATATAATTTTTCAAAATATTTTTTAAAATTTGACGCACTTTTAATGATTAACTGGGAAAAAGAATTAGTAAATTTATATCCAATTACGAATGATTATTTCTGCCGGTTTTTTGGCACAAAAAATCTGTTTGCATTAAAACATACAGAAAATTATAATGTTTTTGACATAAAAACTTACCTTTCATTGCTCAAGTTTTTAAATGAACGCGAAATTGAATGCAGTATCTTCAGCAAATCTTTTTACAATGGAAATGATTATTGTTACGCGACAATGCACTTTCTGCAAGTTTATGAGCAGAAGGATATAAAATTATTAAAGGGCATGATTAAGGAATCCAAAGTAACTGAAAAATCTAAATTTTTTGAATTGGAAAAATAAATAAATTGCTTTTGCTTTCTAATGATGTTTAATTTCACAAAATTAAACACGTCTATTAATTTCGTTCAGTAAAGTTATTTGCAAATCTGAAATCCTTTGATTAATCGCTTCCCTAAAATTTTCGTGGACTTCTTTAATCCCCTTGATTTCATGCAAAAATAATTTTGAGATATATTCTTTTAAAGATTCTAAATCTTTTTTAGAGACGCATTTGCCAATCTCTCGTTTTAAATATATAACATATACAATTAAACCTGCGTCAATTATTGCACTTAATCCTGCGAGATGAGTTTTAATAACGTTAAATAAAATGTTGAATTCGAATATCATCTATTTATTCAATCTGCTCCCAAACCAGGAACCTATAGCAACTTCCATATTATACCTAATGGCTGGATCAAGTTTAATTTTGTACCTTAGTTCAATAAAGACTATTGCTAAAGACAAAACTACATAAATAGGCCTAATTGCTGCCCTTAAATTAGAAACCCATTTGCTTACTTGTCCAACTACATCTCTATTATAAAAATTAACTTGAGATTCTGTGTATTTGGCCAATGCCTCTACATATTGAGGCAAAATATCAGGCTTACTTACAGCTAACGTACTCATGGTGGCGATTGGATTATCTTTTCCGGAATTTAAAAATTTCTTTTTAATAAAATCAAATATTGGGGGAATTATTAAGCTTCCTACTGAAATTATAGCATCGGATATCATATTATTTTCTCGCTTTTATTTCATCTAAAATTGATTCTAATCCTTCAATTACACCTTGTATTTCACATTTTAAATAATAAAGAACATCTTTTAGAGCATCTTTTTCGGTTTCACCACATCCACGCAAAGTTTCGTAAAGATCTACCTCTGCTTTAAAATCTGGTCCATAAACATCACTTCGATCTTCAATTTTAAGATTCATTATTTTCTCCTATCAAACCAATGGTTCAACTTAAAAATATGCCCATTTTTACAATGTGGACAAATAATTTTCATTTCAGGATAATTTATTTTTTTTGTCAATTTCACGTTCTTCTAAATCTTCTTCTTCTTCAGCGACCATTTTGCCTAAAGAGAGTACCAATATAACAAGAAATACTGTTGATAATAAAACAAGAAGTATAATTTTCATTAAATTACCTCAAAATGTAATAAATCATAAAGATTTTGATCATCTAAATCATTATCACGATCCCAATCGCCACCCCATCTGATGTCATGAGTTATTTCGCCGCTTTCTTTAAGTATTTTAGCAACCGCCATTACAGATCCGGCAAAATAATAAAATCTCTTTTTATTATTAAAATCAATAGGATACGGTGCTACATCGACTGCCAAACTAGGTTTTACATTATGTTTACTATAGGGGAATTTTAGACTACTTTTTTTACTTTCGACTGCTTTATTTTGTTCTATTTCACCCCGATATCCAACCAGTACCGAACAATCAAGATAGAGGATTACAAAACTAAATAATTTTTGTAAATCTTCGCAGCACTCACACAATCGTTTTTTTGATATTTCACTATAGTAAGGCATTTTGAGGTAGTTGCTTATTTGATTTAAATTCAGGAATTGTAGGCAATCCTTTTGCTATTTTTGTAACTTTAACTTTTATTTTAAAAGTCCTTTTTGGCGGCATTGGGCCTAGACCATCTATTTCTATTCCCGATAGTAAATCAATTGAGTCTATTTTATATTTTTCCATTTTTAAACATTAAATTTATAAGAGATTGAAATAGTATAGAAATTTAATGCTGGTTCATACTTTTTATAAATAATATCAATAGGTTTTGTTGAGCCACCATTATAATGAGACCAACTTACGCCGACAGAAGCAGAATTATTAATATGGTAATCCAATCCGAGACCATATGTTAAATTAAATTCCTTTTTATCTTTGCCAGTATTAAAAGCATCAATATAAACTACACCGCCTCTAGCATAAGCTGTAAATTTATCACCCAATGGGATATTTATACGAGGGGTCAAATCAAGGATATGCTCTTTGATTTTAAATTTTGTTATGACTTCTTTATTAAAAGCTATAGCCTTAATATCTCTTTGGTCAGTCATTAAAAATCCACCTTCTAACGCAAAATTTTTATTAAAATTATAACCCATGAAAATGCGACCAGATAAATTTACTTTCTGATCTTTTTTCAAAGATAATACTTCAGGTATAATTTTTTCATTATCTTTTAATTTATCATATGCTATTCCGCCCTGGATACCAATATATACTGAATGGTCGACAGTTTTAGCAATTGGTTGAGCATTCACCGTAGGCATTAAAAATATTGTTAAAAACAAAAATAATAAGTTTTTCATAAAATTTTCTCGTTAATTGAATTGTTGATAAATAATTAATCTTTTAATGAATTAAGATAAATTCTTATATTGGCTTCAAAAATAGGAGGCAATAATTTTGAATCAAGCATTTTTTTAATCAAGTCATATTCCGCGTCGTTAGCATCAAATTCGCTCTTTACCTTGCCGGCTAATGCGAATTTTGAGAGTGCATCGCCTTCTTTGAAATTCCCGTGCAATAAATAAGTTGATAATATTTCGCCAATATTTATATTTTTGCCGCGCTCACCTATAGATATTGATCCATCTGGATTTTTACATAAAAAATTAAAATTCAATTTCATTTTTTTCTCCGCCATTAAATAATAAGAATTATTATATTAGAATTAAATTTAATAGTCAATATTGTGTGTTCCGATTAATTCCATAATCCAAGTTTTTTGGGAACACCATTAAATTCCACGTAAACTGTCATATCTGGGTCTCCAGTGACAGCAGGAGCAGCATTTCCAATTAAATTTATAAATCCTTCTGACGCATCTTGTTGATTAATTACCATCGCCGGTTCCCCAAGAGTAGTAGAATTTTGATTAACATACAGTAATCCACTCATTGCACCAGTCCAACCGATGGATACTAGACTAGCGTTTAATTTACCTGTTCCTAAATCAATACTATCTCCGGCATTTAATGGTGATAGTGTGGTAACAGTACGCTGCCATAAACCAGTAGCAGATAATGTTTCCCAAATGCCATTTTCTCTGAATTTAAATTCAGCGGCCCCAGAATCATAATAAATTGTTCCATCATTTGTGCTGGGCGCAGAAGCCTGCGCATCTAGAATCAAGCCAGTTGGATCTATTAAGCCCCCAACAGTTAATTTACCAGTAACATCTAAAGTTCCATTTATTTTTAAAGCATTTGTTGCAAAATCTCCCTCAATAAGAGGAGCACTTGTATCAGAATTGTCAATCCAAAGTTTATTAGAGGCAGTTAAAGAAGTTTGCCCCGCCAAATAACCAATTACAATATTACCGGATTCATTAGTTAAAGCCCCTCCAGCACTTCTACCAATTAAAACATTATTATTACCATTAACCAAAGATAAGCCAGCTCCATGGCCAATGATAACCGAATTAATAGTAGTATTTGCTCCAGTTGCAACACTATTTCCAATAAATACATTGCTTCCCCCGGTAGTTAATGATTTTCCTACTTCAGTGCCAATTAAAATATTATTTATTGCTATCGAATTTTGGCCAGCAAGATATCCTATAAATACATTTTCACTCTGAGTAGTTAGTGATTCACCTGCATGATAACCTATTAAAACATGTTTACTGCCAGTAGTCAGATTAAAACCGGTTCCAGCACCTACTAATGTTGAATCATTACATGTTGTCGCTTGATAACCAGCAGCAGCTCCGATAAAAGTATTTGAACTTGTTCCTAATAAAGAAGCTCCTGCGCCAGTTCCGATTAAAGTTTGATAAACTCCGGTGCTTTGATGTCCAGCATAATAACCGATGTAAACATTATCATTTGTGGTTGTGGTTGAATATCCGGCCTCTGTACCTATAAAAACATTATATGATCCACTGGTTATTGAAGCCCCGGCATTTGAGCCTATAAGAATATCACTTTGTCCAGTTGTTATACTGGTAGCAGCACCAAAACCCAAACTAATATTGTTAGTTCCGTGAGATTTTAAAAAATCACTTTTATTAATTTGGTACGCAGAAGTGAGATCAATATTTACCCTGTCTCCAGCATTATGCGGATTAAGTCTATAATCACTTCCACTTATTAATTCTCTATCCCATAAATTTTCCGCATTTTCAGTTAAATAATTTTCCCATACTCCATTTTCATAAAATTCATTACGATTAGTATCACTGTTATACCGGACCATGCCATTAACTGGAGAGCTGGGTCGTTGCGCAGTTGTTCCAGAAAGCCATTGAAAATATTCACCATCTGTTATCTCTACTCCGCCATCTGAAGGTGGAACAAGTTTAATTTTAGAACCACTAGCAGTAGTAACTATTTCACAATCACCACCATATTGCTGTGTCATTACACCAGTTGCGCCAGCTACACTAAGCCTGCCTACATTCAAAAACCCGGTAAGACTTTCTGTTCCAACTCCCCCATTCCATCTGTTTGCCACATCAGTCGCATCTAGGGTTGTTGGATAAATTAGTACTTCATCAATTAAACCGTTAAAAGTTGTATCAGCCCCATCTCTGCCAGAAATCTGGCAATTAATCGCATTAGTAATTGTATTTGTTAAATTATCGGTAGTTACCACTTTTGACTCTAAATGATTATCAACATAAAATACTACGCCAGCGGCAGTACTACTACCGTCGTAAGTTACTACGCAATGATGCCAGGCGTTATCAGTTAATACAGTATCATTTGCTCTGACAACAATTCTATTTCCAAATGGTTGGTCATGAGTCATTAAAAAATGTAAATATCCGCCAGCAGCTATATACATGCCCCAACCACGAAATGGCGTAGTTGCATCAAGTTTAGAAATTATATATTTTCCGTCGGTAGAAGTTTTAAGCCAGCATTCAAGTGAAAAAGTATTTCCGCGATCAAATCCGGCAATATTGCCTAAGTTTACATATTCGTTAATGCCGTCGTAAGTTAAACATTTATTTAGTTTTCCAGGCACCCAGTTTGAATCATCCATATTAACCGTTGTTCCATTTCTACCAAAACCAGAGGAATCATAAACAATATTTCCTGAACTTGAATTGCAATGATACCAACCATAAGGTGCGTCTGTCGGCGTTCCAAAAAATATTTCACCTGGGTGAAATGGAATTGTTAAAATTTTATTTCTTAACTTTATTTCTTCGATAGTTACGCCTAGATCAGTAGTATATTCTTCTATGGCATCTATTTTTTGCACATCCCCAGAGCGACCATTTAAAAAAGCGTATTGTAGGTGATCATCATCTGTTAACCCGGCCAGTTGTCCATGATCAGATGCTGTTACAGTAGCATTTAGCGGATTTCTTCTAAAATCAACATAATTTTCGCCAGTATCAGTACTTCTAACTCTTCCCTTTACGGAATTTGTATAAGTATCGGACGTTTGAAAAATTACTGTTCCTATCGGCTTCATTTCTGGGGAAGGTAAGTTAGACAATATCAAATTTGCTATTTCTGTTTGCGCTCCTTCGCGAGCAGCAGTAATATTTCCATAATAATTTTGTCCCTGAATAGCAATCGGTTTTTGATCGGCGGCATTCCATGCGAAAACATGGCATAAAACAAATTGATTATTTGGGACTTCAGCTTGTGCCCCTGTATCATTATATGCCAATCTCCCCGATCCTGTAGTTAAAACAGAAAAACCTACATTTGTTGTCCACTTCCAAGTGGTGCCTTCAAGATACCAAATTTCTAATCCGGTTGTAGCCCCAATTGCATTAATTGATAATTGAAGATCTTCATCACTAATTACCCCTGAGGCAGTAGAGAATTGGGCGTGAGAATCTAAGGAGCCATTTTGATCTACTAAAAAATTACCTAAAGCTAAACCATCTTGATATTGAGTCCCGATTGAAAAATGCAAATGAAGATGTGTTGCTCCATCCATCACAATACCATGGCGTTCTTCTAATAATTTCCCAATCCCGCCATCCCAATATACATAAGCAATTATACATTTATATAAAATAATATTACTTATTTGAACATTGGTTGGATTTACAATTTCAGTTAATGTTGCTCCGTCATAATATAAAAGATGCAATCCTACAATGTCTGCAATTACTTTAAAATCCCCAGTACTTGTATATTTTGTGGCGCCAATATAATAATCAAAATCTGTAGCGAGTGGATTAATACTAAAACTTCTTGTTGCATTTACAAAGAAAATTGTTGATTGCGTTATATCAGCAATTCCATTTGGCTCACCCATTGCAAAAAAGTTCGCATCTGTGAAAAGCTTAATTTTATCAGTATTTGTCTTATAATATGTATTTGATCCATCGTCTACCTCAAATTCATCTGTTCCAGATAGAGTTGGAAGCAATGCTGCATCTCTAATTTTTTTATTTGCCATAGTTCACCTATTAGTAATCTGAATCGGCGGTTATACGTCTGTCGTCAGCCGCTGTTATTCTAAAATCATCTTCTGCAGTTATCCTAAAAAAAATATTAACTGGCGGAAAATTACTTTCGTCAAAGTTATTATTCACAAAAGGACTATCAATTAATGAATCCTTTATCTGCGAGTACTTATCATTATTGTAGGGCATATAAAGTCACGCTCACTTCTGCTTGAGTATTTGGAGTAATAAAACTTAATATATCTCCACCAGCTACTTCTCTCCCCACTGGGTTTAATTCTGAATTAGTTGCCGCAAATGCACCGCCAGGAATTGTCGCCGCTGCATTATTTGCCACCCAAACTTCAGTCCCAGGAGCAAATGAAAATATAGCTATCCATTTTGCAAAATTAGACGGGATTACTAAACTTTGAGCGACCGAAGATGCTAAAGTTGTGCTATATTTATCATCAGCAAATTTTAATCCAAAGCCATTATAACCATTAATATCTCTTGTTAATTGAAATTTAGTACTCATAATAATTACCTCAGTATTTAACTACATAATTTAGATAAACATTTTTAGGGCGTGTTTCATTACCGCCACTTCCACTTGTAGAACCTGCATCAAAACCATCCCATAAGGCGCTAGTTCCGCCAACTGGAGCAGAATAACTTGAAAGATTAACCGTTATATTATGCCCATGAAATTTAAATTCATCTTGTTGATAAGTACCAATTGCATCTCCGGTAATTCCATCTCCTCGAGCTGTTCTACTACTAGCATCTGGATCAATACCATGTCCATTATCCCAAAATCGAAAGAAATAACCATTCCAATGCGGAACATGGAAATTAGTAGCATTTATTGCGAGCATGGTTTTATTTCTTACTGTCTCATTTGTATCTGTCGATAAAATTTCTACCAAAATACCACGATAACCACTTATAGCCGGGTCAGTTCCTGAGCCATTTACTTTATACCAAACATACCAATCTGTATCTGGGCCAGCTGGAACATGAAAAGTAAAATTAGCACCAGCCGGAATAGAAGAACCAGCAACTGTTGATATAGTTGTTATCTCAGGTTGTGTAGGACTACCATCCTGATCTTTAACAAAAGTAAAACCCGTTGCCGGAGTTCCATCTGCAGTATCTGTAACATTTCCATTTAAACGATTATATATTCTAAAATCATTAGGATTTAACCCAGGATCTATAATATTTGCAAAATAAGTAGATGCGCCAAATTTAGATAATCCATATATATCTTTCCATTTTTCATATAATCGACGATATGGTATTCCTTCTGAAGAATATTCAGCTACATCATAATTAGCGCCGTTTAATAATAATTCTCCTTTTGCAGGTAATTCTAAACTGGTAGAAAATATTTTACCTATTTGGCTATCATCATATTCTAACCCTTTTGGTCCTAATATAACTGGTAGATACAAATTGGCTCCTTCATAATCTGGAATTGGTAACCAGCCAGCTAAACTTCTATATAATGATTGAGCGCTTGTCGCTATTGGATATAAACTTATATCTATATCACCTTTAGGCAGCGCAAAATTTGTAACTGAAATGTCGTAAGAATAACTTGTTGGTAATCCTAATTCTAATTGTAAAAAATCATCATTATTAGCCCCGATTGTTTTGCTGGTATTTTTGCCAAAAATAAAAGTTATATTAAAAACTTGATAAGTTGGAGTTAGGGTTATTGATTGTAATAATGTTGTATTAGTAGCGCTGCCTCCGCTTCCATAGTTTTTAATTAAATTAATAGGAATAGTTAAATCACTGGAAATATTACTTTTGCCTGAAAATGAAAAAGTATATTCTTCTGTATCAGAAGCGAATTTATTTACATCCCGATACTTTAATCTTAGGCCTTTATATGTATCATCTGCATCTGCAACAGTTGTTTTTACTCTGGCCGCATATCTAGGATGGCTACTTGGAATATCAACTGGAGAGGCGAATCTTTCAAAAGTTATATAATCTTTTGCAGTACTAGTTCCAGGTCTTTCAAATGTCCAACCGCCTGGGGCTATATCTGTAATAGCCTGTGTAATTTCTCCTGCATCTCGTGACGGAGTTTCTTTTATGTCGTTATGCGTTAAGAATTGCCCGTTGGGAACATTATTTTTTACATCGACTGTGTCATCTTCCTTTGCTTTTAAATTTGGTTGTCCTTCTCTGGTAAATTGTAAAACAGCTCCAGCACTTTCTACTTTTACATAATATAATTCTAAATTCCCGCTAGAATCATAAGGAAAATAGTAAACAGCAATATCATTTCCGCTACCATCCTGAAAAGTCCCTGCTGCACTTAAAGTTAAAGGATTAGGCAGTGCTGCATAAGTATAATTAGGAGGTGAACCAGTTAATTGATAAACTGGTTTTAAAATAGTTCGTGCCTGATCTTTATAAAAATAAACTTTACCGGCAGATAATGGTAAACCAGTATCTTTATCTCTAAATAATTCTTGTAAATATTTAATCGGTATATATCTTGTATCTAGTCCCATTATTGGCCACCTGTTAAATAAGGTAAAATCAATCTCGCTAACATTCTGCGCATCTCTTGTCTTGCTATAGGAGATAATAAAGGAGTCCGTGTCCTTTGTATTGCCGTCTCAAATATACTTGGCCGATACCTTTGCGCTAAAAGTCTTAAAAATTTAGGAGCAGTTCCTCCAACAATAGCCGATGATATATCGCCAATTAAATGACCTCCTCCAAGTGTATATCCTGCTGCGCCAGCTAAACCTGATTGCAATAAATTTCTGTTTCTTAATGATCTGCTCAAAGAATTAAGTCTACCCACTATTTCATTAGGCAAAATTCCAGCAGCTATTTCATCAGGGTCTTTATTGACAATTGCATTTAAAGACAAATCTTCAGTTATAGGAGTTTTTTTTGTAACATATTTCTCATAATTAGATAAAACTCTTTCTGGAGTTTTTTTCCCAATAATATTTTTATTAATCAAAGCTGCTGTTTTATATGGTTCTACTTCTGTTGCCCAATTTAAAGAAGCCTGATTATATTTACTGGCTAACTCTGGATTGATTGAAGCTAAAGAATTTTGCATATCATTTTTTAATAATTGTCTGGCGAGCATATTTGAATATAATTCAGTATTTTCTTTAGATGGTAATCCAGCATTTCTTATTTTCATTTCAGTTAACTTTGATATTCTATCCTGTAATGAACTTTGTAATTTATGCGCATTCATTATAGTAGGATTATCATCAAAATTATCAGCCATTACTTTTGTCGAGCCACTAAATGCACGTTTCATTTCTGTTTTATCTAAATCACGATATGTATTAAAACCCAAGTCAGTTATTTTTGATGGTATTGATGTAAAATCTTTATGATATAAATCTTTACTTTCAATTTTTCGCCCAAAAACATCATCATACATGGCGCTTCCTTCTTGAATTTTTTGTTTTATTTTTTCTGGACTTAAAGCTTCCTGTATAGCATTTACAACAGCTTTAGGTCGTATAAATTTTGTTGCTTCTATAGCTGCTCCTGCACCTGGCATCCCAGCTATACCCTCCCCAAGCAGTCCTGCAGATGCTCCAATTAATGCGCCGTGTGTACCTCCTGTTAAACCTCCATATAAAGTAGGCGCTAATATATTTGCTACCGCAGGAGAAGCACCAGCTCCCATGCCAAGAGCTGTCAACCCCAAAATACTCAATGCTCCGCCAAGGGGTTTTCCCGCTTCAAATGCAGCACCACCTCCATATTGCGGCTCTCTAATAAATGGAGAAACAGTCCCGTACTGAGATCCAAGAATATATTGAACATACGGAGATTGTACTATAGAATGAAGCAATGTTGGTTTAGTAGTAGCAGTCGTAGTTGCTGGAATATAAGCGTCTTTAATCGCATCAACATTTATTCCACGCCTTGCCAATTCTGCCCTTGCCTCATCTGGAGTTATTTGTAAATTATTATTTTGCATAATTAACCACGCGCGATACTCATTAATTGTTCACTTGAATACTGACTTAAATTTTTTCCGCCAATAGCACTTTTACCTCTTAAAACATTTTGAACAGCATCTTTAGATAAATATTTTTGCCAATTGTCTATATTTGTCTTATTAATTTCACCTGTTTGTACGTTTATTACCCTATTATCATGTATAAAATCACTCCACAATGCTTTAATTGTAGAAACATCTGTTATTCCTCTGGCATTAGCAGCTACAATAAATTTATTATATTGAATATTTCTTTCATTCCTAACTCTAAGTAAATTTAAACTATGCATAAATGCTTGTGGATTCATTCCAAAAGTTGGTAATACACTTTGAATATATTGAAACTCTTGATATGTCATTCTCCCAAGATGAACTTGTTTAATTGCTTCTAAAGCCAATGCACGCTGTGCTCTTAATGCATTCGATAAATTTGGATCCAAGGATGCTGCATAATTTTGCATTCTATTAAATCCCATAACAGAAGACGTTCTAAGCATTCTAAAAGCATTTGCTGGATTAAACGATTCGATCCCTGTTTCATATTTTTTATAAGCATTTTTGTATGCTGACTCCAAATCATCTATTTGATCCAAAGAATTGTTTGCATTATCAGCGCCTGCAGAAGCTATTTTTTTTTCACCAGCCAATGCCATGCTGGCCGCTTTAGCTGTTGCAGCAGAAGAAGCTTTTAATGCTGCTACCGTAGCTGGAGTCATCATCTGGCCAGTAAGTAAAAAGTTTGATATATCTGATTGTGTGGATTCTTTACCAGGCATATAACCTTCATCTATTGGCTGAGATGCTATTTGTTTCCCAAGTAATTGTGGGGACGGAATAGTTCTTACAGGCGGTTGTTGTTGTGCAGTCGGAGCTACTGGTGTAGCAGAAACTTGTGGAGTAATTTGAGGCTGAGCAGTCGGTAATTGAAGCTGCTGCATATTAAGTCCCCTCTGAATAGCTTGATGAAAATAATCTATAGGAGTTGGTTGTTGTGCTACTGGTTGTTGTACTATAGGCGCAGCAACTGGAGGAGTAACTTGTTGGGCTGCCTGCTGTTGTGCTGGAATCAAACCTCCCAATCCAGATGCCTGTAAAATATTTTGAGATATATCATGGCGTTTTAATGCTTTAGTTAATTCAGTTAATCTTGAAATAGTTGGGTCTTTATATATTTGATCTGAAAGCTTTTTGGCGTTAGCTAAAGCCTGTTGTGTCTGAGCTCTTGTTAATGCAGGCGTAGCTTGCATTTGTGCTAATTTAGCTTGTTCTTCTGGTCCAGCATATGGAGCCACGACTTGAGCAGTTTGTGTTTTTAATTGTTCCTGTTGTAACTGTTGTTGTAAAAGTGGTCCTAAATATTGCCCTTTGATTGCGGCTTCCCTAATTCTCTGTATATCGCCAAGCATACCAACTGCTTCGGTTGGCGCCCTAAATATATCAGGAGCCTGGGCTGCAAATGCAAAACTTGGAAATCTTACTGTCATATTAAAACCCTATAATTTAATAAATGGTAATACTGCGCCCCCTATGCCACCTATAATACTGCCAATTCCAGCAGCTTCTTGAGCGCTTTGTTGCTGTTGAGCTTCAGCCTGGGCTGCTGCTAATTGAGCTTGGGCGCCAAATATATTAGCTATATCAGCGCCAGTTCCAACCATACCTTGAGCTAATCCTCCAGCCCCAGCTAATCCCATTTGACCTAATCTGCCCATACCGGTTAATCCAGTTTGATATAAACCCAAAGCTCTAGCTAAATAATTCTGATAATCTTGGGCGGCTAATCCTCTGGCTGTCCCAGCCATTGCTTGTTGTTCTGCCGGGCTACCCGCCATTCCACCAGCAGCAGCAGCCCTATTAGCTGCTTGTAATGCCTGCTGCAATTGGAATTGATATCCAGGAGATTCCCTAAAACCTGCACCAATTTTTCCCATTACTGCTGACGGATCTTGAACTAGCCCAGCATATTGTTGCTCCAATCTTGGCATAGCCCATTGTCCAGCTTGCATATATGGCTGAAAATACCCTGGTAATTGCCGTTGGATTCCATACATTTGCTGCAACGCTTGCTGGAAATAAGGACTAGCTGCTTGTTCAGGACTTGGACCTCTTCCCCCAAATAATCCACCTAATATACCTCCCAATCCGGCACCTATACCGGCCCAACCAAATGGACCCATACCACCTAAAGTAGGAGCCGCCCAAGCTGTAGGAGCTTCTGCCCCCATTCCCGTTGGAGTAATTGCAGCTCCTAATTGTTGCTGAAATTCAGGACTCTGAAAATATGTCATAATAACCTCACTAAACGACTTGTATCACTTTAAAAGTACCGTGAATATTTACTTTTAATTGATTAGTTGTTTTATCATAAATAATATTACCTGTCCCGTTTTTATCCACCATCTGTGCGTCTATAAAATTAGGTATATTCATCGATAGGCCTCCATAACTCCGTCATAGGCAACGAATCTTCCATGTCCCCAAAATCTAAATTGAACAGTAAATTCATTTGCATAACCTAAATTATAGTGAGACCAACGATTCTTTCTTACTCCCAATGGATTTTGATCTAATCCAATAATATTTCCAAAAGTAACTCCGCCATCTCTTGATAATGACATATCAACTCTAGCAATTTCTGCATCCTCTCCCTGTTCAATAATAAAATTTAAATTATTGGCAATATATGGTTTGGAATTATTTAATCTAAATGTTTTTGTTATCCTAATCCGTGGGATTTCTTCCCCATCATAAGCAGTATATTCACTGCCCAATTCATATAAATTTCCGTCAATAAAACTAACAAAATAATATTTATTATTAAAATATGTTACACGTTTGGCTATATAACAATTCATATATCTATCGCAAAGATGATAAAATTTCCGGAGAGTGAAATCATAAATTAAAGTTAAATTTTCCTCCGGAAAAGTAAGATGATAAATTGGATGCCCGTCAATAGTTGCCATATAAGCATAAGCATTATCATAATTTGTAATTTGTTCTAACTGGAAAGTAATACCGTCTGTTGATATTTTTTGTGTAATTCCCCCATCACTAAATAAAATAACCGCTCCAGATTTATTACTTTTTGCAAGCCATACTACAAATTCCTCATTAAAAGCTATTGTATTTGGATTTACACATCCATAATCAATGTTGTATGAACTATTTTGTTGGTAAGGAAATAAAGCTGCACCTGTATCTGTCCATGCTTCAGAAACGATGCTGCCAATAACTAATATATGATTTTGTTTGCCTGGAATGCCTATAACAGCCACAACATTATCTGCTTTAGTTTCAAATTCTCCGACATTTTCAGCAGCGGCGGGCCATGAATTACCATCATTTAAAGCAGATAATCTCCATTTTGGAATTTTTGTACCAATTACGCCAATTTCACCTCTAACTGAAGCGATAAAATAACCTTTGTGAAAAGTTATATATCCTGGGGTAAAATTTAAAGTTACTTTCCCGAAAGTACCATTTTTATAATCATAAATATGTAAATCTTTCTTATCGCAAATCGCTATCTCACTTGCATTATTTTCAGCAATAAATACATCACCAGTAGAAGTCTCTATAGAGCCTACTCTTCTAGCTATTAAATTCTTATCAATTAAATATACATTTTCATCAATAACCGTAATCATTCCATTTAATCTAGTGCTGCCAAAAATCCCTCGACCAACCGCATTAGTTTCAAGTTCAATAACTTTTTTATATCCTGGATAAGGCACAAGCCATCCGTCAGAAATAATCATATTATAAGTTTTTTCAGCAGATATTTTTGGATACCGCCCAAATACGGAAGAACCTACAATATTTAAAGGAACTGGAGTTACATTTAATTGAGGTCTAATCACCAGGACGCCACCCCCTGCCAATATTAATATCAGCATAATTAATACCGGTTTCTCTTTGCAGAGAAGAAAGTTTTTGCATTGATAAATCTTGAGGAGAAACATCAAGCGTTTTTTGTTCTAAAATTTCTAACTTTCTTAAGACATTTGGCGGTGTTGTAATTGTATAATGATCGCAAATTTCCCGCGCTAATTCATATTCTAAATAATGAATATAAAATCTATCATAAGATAATAATAAATCTTGGTCTGGTGATATAACTTCGCTGAGACTAAATTTACCCCATAATTTTAATGGATAATCTTTATCTGGAGAAAAATATAAATAAATATCTGCGCCGCCTCTAACTTTATTAATTGCCCAACTATATGGTAAAGATTCTATTTCCTCAGTTCTTGTGCAACCATGATATTGATTACTATTAATAGGCCTCATAGAAAATCTAACTGTACCGATATTAAAAGTTAAAGTCTCGGCAGTTATTAAATTTGCAATGAAATATTTTTCCTGACCTGGAACTGCATCAAATTGATATTCTTCGTAATAAGGAATATGTCGTTCATCAATTGTTTTTTCTAACAAGATATCATTTAGCCATTGCAATCCATCAGTAAGCTGTTGCCCACTGACAGATTGCAAATTTCTGGCTACTATTCTAGATAAATAGTAAGCGTCGCTTATCAATTCTCTTGTTAAATAAGGCATTAAATATAATCTATAAATTGACGCACATCTACATAAGCACTATCAGAAGCATTTGATACTTTATAATTTACGCCTGCTTTTTCTGTAACATACCCACAAATAACACTCAATTCTCCTATTTGTTTAACAGCAGCTACTGAACCACTCAAAAAAGCTCCGGCTGTAGATGTAGTGCTTCTTGCTATTTCTATCGTATTACCGGCAGAATTTGGAGTAATAGCAGCATTAAAAACAACATGCGTAAAATCAGATGGAGGTACTGCGCCGTCTAAATCAATCAGGGTGTGGGATGTAGCATTTCCGCCAGTTAAAACATTAATAGCGGAATTCCATTCATATACCTTAGCATTCCCGTTTCCACCTTGATAAAAGTGAATAAACTGCGAACTAGCGTTAGTCCTTAGCCAACCGATACGAATATAATCATCATATCCACTTGGTAAAGTTGGAATATCAGATTTAGATATAATTAAATCTGGTAAGCTATAGCCGGTTTTTTGATATATAACAAAAACACGATACCACGTATTAAGCGTTAATGTTCCTGTATCTAAACCGCCTGCTCCATTAATTGTGCCATCTATGGTACGAGCGGCATCAAAAGTGATATCAAAACTATTTTCTCTATTTCTAATTTGTCCAGCATCAACAGAAATTGCTGTGTTACCTGTCCATGTAAGCCGCATGCCATTGACATACAAACTAGGTAAATTTATTGCTTGAACTAAATTTGACATAATAACCTCTCAAAATTAAATTATTGCTTTATAATGGAAATAAAATACGCATTGAATAACTAGGAACCAATGTAGAACCCCAAATAACCGCGTGAATAAATCCTTGGTTTGATGTCCCAAAAATTGATCCATAATTTAAACGCATTGAAACGCCTGTCTCACTATCATACTCACTGGACGATGGAAATGGATCTGTGCTTGGTAACCTCGGCATTGCTAAATAAAGCGCATTTCCGCCAACCACTAATCCAGCCCTATGACTATCCATAACCTGACATTTCATCCCAGCGGCAATTGCATTATTAAGATTTTGATTTGCTCCTGATGCACTTATTAATGCTGGATAAATGTTAACAACGACATTTCCAGCCCCATCAGAACCAGCATCTGCTTTCGCTCTAAATTGTACCGGTTGATCGGAAGGAACATGACCAATGAAAGTTAGATAACGCATATTTGGTTGACCACTGACGCCATCAACAAATTCAAACATATCACCTTCTTT